TCACTGGCGAGCTACGGCAACTGACGGTGACTTCTCAGCGACCAACTACGGCACTTGCGGCTTCACACCAGATCCTATCAGCTCAGACTGGGTGGATTACGACAGTATTACAGAGAACTTGGCGCTGTCATGGTGCTTTGATAATGGTGTTGACAAAGACGCTATTGAAGCGTCCTTAGCAGCTAACATTGAGCTACAGAAGAACCCAACGCAAGCCTCGGGCGTACCGTGGTAAACTAAAAACAGGAGAAATACAATGGCAGAGAAAAAAACAACGCCAATTTCAATCGACGGTGTAGAATACACTCTGGAAGATATGAGTCCAGAACAACAGACAATGGTTAGCCATATTAGCGATTTAGATCGTAAAGTAAGGTCAACTCAATTCAATTTAGATCAACTCAACGTGGGCCGACAAGCCTTTGTTGAAATGTTGAGCAAGTCGCTTAAAGAACCAGTCTTTGAGCCAGTAGACGAATAGGTGACGACATGCAAGAAGAAGCCAAGACAGTTATTGACGGTCTAGCCGTTAGCGGAACCATCGCTGCAATGGCTGGTTGGCTTCCGCCTCTTGCGTCTGCCTTAACCATCATCTGGTTATCCATCAGAATCTGGGAAAGCCCAACGGTTCAGAAAATGTTTAACCGAGATGCCTGATGGAAGTCTGGGAAGTTATCGTTTCTGGATGGCCCATTGCCGCTGGGATCTTCATCCTTGTTCTGACCATCGGTAAGATCCTAAACCGTTTGGAGGTTTTGGAGTCTAAGATGGTTGAGGCGTGGAAAGCTATAAACGAATTAATAAGGAAATAACTATGGGTATTTTTGCATACTTGGATATGGTTCCGATTATCATTGCTTGCGCTTCTACGCTGGCAGCTATGACTCCGACCCCGAAGGACGATGAGATGGTTAGTCGTTTAGGAAAGGTCTGGTCTAAGATGTACAAGGTCATCGATATCCTAGCTTTGAATATTTTCAAGGCTAAAGATAAGTGACATTTAAGTATTTCAAGATAGAGGAATTTGCTTGCCAGGAGACGGGTGAGAATGAAATCGAAGAAGAATTTGTTCACGCGCTGGACTCATTACGTTTTGAAGCTGGCTTTCCTTTTGTCATTACGTCTGGGTATAGGTCTCCTAGTCATAGCATCGAAGCCGCGAAAGCAGTACCTGGACAGCATACGACAGGCCGCGCTGCTGATATTGCTGTTAGTGGTGGGGCTCAACGTTATCGTCTGGTTGCCGCAGCTATTAAACTCGGATTCAGTGGCATCGGCGTGGCAAAAGGATTTGTCCATGTAGATACTAGGACGACTGCCAGGGTTATTTGGGTGTATTAAAAAAGGCCCCCGAAGGGGCCCAGTGTGCGGAGGAAGCACGAGAATCCGTACAGCATACCATCTTTCTACAGTAAATTAATCACGTCGTTTGTTGACTTATTCATCATAACCGTTAAAATCTTACCTCCAATCATGATTTGTCTGGAGGAAGACGATGGAACAATCCGAAAACATAGCAGAAATCTCTGCTGCACTCAGTAAAGCCCAAGGCGAAATTCGCAATCCTGGGAAGAACATTCAAAACACGTTCCTGAAGAACAAGTACGCTGATTTAACTTCAATCCTAAATTGCATCCGACCAGTGGCAGCAGCTAATGGTTTGGCGTTTATGCAGACCGTGGAAGCCTATGGCGACCGAGTTGCGGTTACATCTCAAGTTACCCATACCAGCGGTGAATGGATCCGTCAGGTGGCCAGCATTGCACTGCCGACCCAAAGCAAGAATCTTATGCAAGATTTAAGCAGCATGGCGACTTATATTAAGCGGATACAAAGTCAGGCTCTTTTTGCGATTTGCGGTGATGAAGACAACGATGCAGAGGAATTGACTGATCGTTCAATCGGTATTGAGAACATCTCAGATCAGAAGGCGGCGCACATCGATGCAATGATCGATTCTACTAAGTCAAGCAAGGCTAAGTTTCTTGAGATTTACAATGTGTCTGATCTGAAACAATTGAGCGAAGATCAATATGACCGAGCCGTTAAGCAGCTTCAAGCTAAGAAGCAGAAGCAAGTCAAATGAAGATCCACAGCGTAGAGCAAGGCACTCAGGCGTGGTTTGATCTGCGATTGGGTATGCCGTCAGCGTCTAAGTTCAAGGACATTGTGACACCTAAAGGAAAGGCTTCTGCAAGCGGTGAGAAGTACATGCACGAGCTGTTGGCGGAAAGGTTGAGCGGTAAACGTATTGAGACGTTCAAGTCTCAGTGGATGCAACGTGGAAATGATTTAGAACCAGAGGCTGCGAACGTCTTTGAGTTCCAGACAGATTTAACCTGCCGAGAAATTGGGTTTGTGACCAACGATGATGAAACAGTTGGTTGCAGCCCCGATCGGTTGGTGGACGGGGTTGGGTTGGAGATTAAATGCCCAAGCCATCCTGTTCACGTCAAGTACCTAGTCGATTACGCCAACAACGGAACCATGCCTAGCGAGTATTACGCTCAGGTTCAGGGGACGATGTGGCTAATGGACTTTGATCGGTATTACTTTATGAGTTACCACCCTGAACTTCCGAATCTGATCATGGAAGTAAGACGGGACGATGAGTTTATTGCTGGGCTTTCAGCGGCAATTGAAAAACTACTGGAAGATTTAACCTTAAACTTTGGAAAAATAGGAAGTATGTATGGAGTATGACAACCGAGGAAAAGTAAGCCTTTGGAAAAATGACAAAGGCGGCAGTGGGCCAATCCTTAGCGGAAAGGTAGTTGCTCACCGAAACATTAAAGAAGGCGAGACAATCGACATCGCTTTGTGGAAACGTGATGGCGCCGCAGGTAATCAGCCTGTCATGACAGGTAAGGTCCAAGACGTTTACAGTGCGTCACAAGACTCTAATCCAACGAGTTATGAAGATGACTTACCGTTTTAACTTTGGCAAAAGCCTGAGATTAGCGCAGGTAAAGCTGGGGGTCAGTTCTACGGAACTGGCTGCCCAGATGGGGATCACTAAACAACAAGTGTCTCAATGGCGGTATCGCGAAGACGCAAAGTTGAGTTTAGTGGTGAAGGTTTGCAAACATCTGAAAATAGATGTGTATGACTTCTTGAGGTTAGCAGGTGAATAATCCTTTTAAGCGGTTGTGGTTTGAAATCAGAATGATCATTGAGGATCTTTGGGACATGCTCAAAGATAAGCTCAATGCGAGGTGAATTCTGGTTGATCAATCATCGTCGGGACATTCCTGACGTTATCAAGAACTTTCATGATAGGTTGAATGAGATGGATTTCAGCCGACCGATTGCGTGGAAGTTTGAAACGTATTCCACGGTTAGAAGTCTTAGCCAGAATGCTTTATTCCACATGTGGTGTGGTCAGATGTCTGAGTATTTCTCAAGCAAGATCAGCGTGACTCCTGAGATGGTTAAGAAGTTGATGAAGAACGAGTTCTTAGGTACTGAAGATATCCATGTAGGAAGTACGGTGATCCAGAATCAACTGAAATCAACGTCTAGTCTAACAAAAGGCGAGATGCACGATTTCATGGAGAAGGTTTTTCACTGGGGGCTTGATAAAGGGGTACAATTAGCCAATCCAGCAGACAGCGAGTTTATGCGTGGCAGAGACGCTTCGGGCTAAGACTTTAAAAGCATTCCAATTACTCCGAAGGTTGGAGGAAGCAGACGACAACGGATTTTGTCAGTGTGTGACGTGCGGAGTCGTTAAACACTACACAGAGGTTCACGGGGGTCATTGGTTGCCAAAAGGTAAGTCTAGTTATTTTGCACTAGATAAAAGAAACGTCTGGCCGCAATGTCCTGGTTGTAACCTATTTGGAATGAAGCATGGAGTCGCAGCTCAGAACTATACGATGTTTATGATTGACAAATTCGGAAAATCTCAGGTTGATCAGATGCTTGCAGACTCCAATAAACCGATTAAACTCTACGCACGAGACTACCGTGACATGATTGCTGAGTTTAATGCCCAAATTAAAAACCAAAGATCACGATTGCTTTGAATGCGGCCTTACCGCAGATCACGCGCACCATGTCGTTCCGCGAGTCTTAGGAGGAACAAAGACAGTCAATCTATGCGCTCCGTGTCATTCTAAAGTCCATAGCGCGAATCTAACGACTTCAGCTTTAGTAAAGGAAGGACTGAGGAAACGTCGGGCTAAAGGTCTGTGTGGCGGTGGTAAACCTCGGTTTGGATACTGGTACGATCAAGACGGTAAAGTCCATAAAAATGACTATGAGCAGAAGGTCATCAAAGGCGTTTTAAAGATGCGGAAAACTAAGATGAGTATGTACAAGATTGCAAAACATTACGCCGACGAAGGCGTTTTGAATCGAAATGGAAACCCGATAGACAGAAACCAAATACGGAGAATAGTGGAATATGCGAAAAGATCCGACGCCTGAAGAATGGGATACTTTAGAACCAACAAAATACGATCCTCCGTTCGATCCCGTAAACCGCCCAAAACATTACAACGCAACAGGAATCGAGTGCATCGATTACATCCAGCAGCAGCTAGGCGACGAGTTTGGGGCGTACTGCCTCGGGAACACGATCAAGTACCTACACAGGCACAGGTACAAGAACAACCCCAGAGAGGATCTACTGAAGGCTCAGTGGTATCTAAATAAGTTGATTGAGGTTACTAACTAGAATATAGTGTGTGTGTCGGCGGGGTTGCGAGCCCCTTTAATGTCCGATTGCAAGTTAGGAAGAACCGTTGTCACAACCGACACGGGTTATATCCTACCATATAAGCAATCCTCATTGAAGCCGATTCCAAGCACATGGATACGTCGGCTGTATAGCCTCACCCACCATGTAAAAAAAGGGGATCCCGTAAGACTTGGAGGGGATGAGTGGTTCTGTTGTTGTCGAAATGCCTACATTGGGAAACCTTGGGCGAAGTGACACAGCAGAGCAGGAGTGACCTAGCGGGGCGGCTTGCAAGTCGTAATCACTCCAGGCAGAGCACTGCAATGCGATCTGCTCCTGATATCGACGGTCGATTCTCGATTGGTATCTTGGCAATACTGAAGGTTCAGTCATCACTGGGCCTTTGGGTAAATATTGCCTGAACTTTCTCAAGTCTTAAACTCATTGGTATCTAGGTTTTATCCCACCCCAATAAAACTCCTCTTCTATCACGAAATTGTCTTGACCCATGTAAACTGATCTGTTTATACTTCCTGAACGATAAAGCTTTGGAGGAAGCATGAAACGAGAAACGCCCGACGACCGAAAACGGGAAGAACGACTGCTACAAGTAATGGCTGACCATCTTGGTTTGAGCTACAAGCAGAATCCTAATACCAACAAGTACAAGATCGACGGCTGGTTCCTGCACGATCAAGGTTATGGCAAAGGCCTTTTAGCAGGCTGGGCTGAGTGTAAATGGTACACTGGCAAGCCTCACCTATTCCTGAACGTGCCTAAGTACATGGAGCTTATAGATCTCGCCCGAGTCTCTGGCGTTCCTTCTTACTTCATAGTTAGAAAGGAAAGCTCATGGGGATACGCTGTTCTTCATGACGGCTATTCGCTTTCTGCCAAAGTATTCCCAATAGTTGACGGTGGCACTCCGCCAGGAAGAGAGCCTAATGAAGATGACATTGAGCCTTTGATCATGATTCATGAGGAGCATGTCAGATGGATGATGTAGCTCCGCAGAGTAACGGTTTACGGCCTCATCAAGATCTGTCTATCAGAATGATCCGTCAGTCTATTAGAAAGGGTAACTCTCGGTTAGTCCTAGCAGCACCCTGTTCGTTTGGTAAGACTCGTGTCGCTATGGAGATCCTTAAGAACACGGCTAAGAATGGCAAGTTAGGTATTTTCATTTGTGATCGGGTGAAGCTGGTCGATCAAGCTTTAGAGGAATTTGATCGTGCTGGCATCCCGTGTGGCGTGATTCAGGCTGATCACTGGCGAACAAATCCTGGCGCTCAGATACAAATCGCCTCGATCCAAACGATAGCTAAACGCCGATACAAGCCTTTGTTTCACGTCGCTGTGGTGGACGAATGCCACACTCACTATCAGACCTTGACGGAGTTGATGGAGGATTACTCCAAGTCGATCTTTATCGGCCTGAGTGCCACGCCCTACTCCAAGGGCCTTGGTCTTCATTACTCTGATTTAGTGGTCCCGATTACGCCTAGCCAACTTTTGGACAAGGGCTATCTTTGTCCCGTCCGATACTTTGGCGGTAACACTGCGAATCTTAAAGGCGTTAAGAACAAACGACTCTCTACTGGCGGCACGGACTATGACCCTAAGAGCTTATCTGCGGCGGTTGAGAAGGATCAGAAGCTGGTCGGAGATATCATTCTTAACTTTAAGAAGCACGGCAAGGGGCAGACAATTGCTTTTTGTCCGAGCATTAAACAGAGCAGAAAGCTGGTTGACATGCTCAATGAGAGTGGGATAGGGGCCGAGCATATCGATGGTTATATGGATCAAGAAGATCGGAGGATGATCTTTGAGGCGCATGATCAGGGTGAGTTTCAGGTTCTGTCTTGTAGCAGGCTGTTGAACACAGGATACGATGCCCCGCAGGTTACGACGTTGATTGATTGCTTTCCGACTAAATCAAAGATTGCGTTCATCCAGAGAGCTGGCAGGATCATGAGAACGTGTGAGGGTAAAGACGAGGCGATCTACCTAGATCACGCTGGGAATATCGAACGACATGGGTTCCCTGAGTTTCTGGTGCCTGAGAGCTTACACGATGGTATCAAAGAGTACGGTGAGAACGATCTGGTCAAGAAAGAACGAGATGAGCCTAATCCGTCGGTGTGTCCGCAGTGTTATCAGTTCTACATCATCAGGTGTGCCTGTGGTTATCAGAAGCCTAGCAAGGAAGTTCTGAGCAGTGACGGCCAGGAGCTTAAGGAGCTTAAGAAAGTCAACAAGGAAATGTCTGTCGAAGAAAAAGGCAGATGGCTTGGCGAGTTTGAGCTGTACGCGGAGAAAAAGCATTACAAGAAAGGCTGGGCTGCTTGGATGTATAAATCTAAGTTTGGAGTATGGCCCAACAAAGTCTCTGCGATCTATGCTGAGAGCGTCAGTACAGAAGTGTCAAAACATATAACTCACATCAATATTCGGAAGGCCAAGCGTGTTAGAAGCCATATTAGATAAGCTAGAGAAAGTTAAGGTAATTGGTAAAGAGACGTGGGCTTGTTGTCCTGTTCACAACGAGAAGAATCCTTCAATGTCATTGCGAGAGGTCGATGGCAAGATCATTGCACATTGTTTTGCTTGCTTGGCGAGTGGGGATGAGATTGCTAAAGCACTTGGTCTACCGCCTAGTGTTTTATTCATGGACGACATTCAGCGGCGTAGTTCGATTCCTAGAAAGGCATTTGAGCTTGCACAGGAGGATCTTTACTTTATCGATCTGTTTGAGAAGCAGAAGGAAAGCGGAGGGCGAGTAACTTGGAACGAGCATAAAAGATATAAGTTAGCGAAACAAAGATCAAAACTGTTAGAACCAAACGATATATAGAATGGCTATCCCACGGTTAACTTTTTAGTTTATGCTATGGCTATCCCACGGATAAGGAGGAGACATTGGAGTTATTAGATTGCGAACATGAGGGAAGATATACCGTTTTACGTTACGGCCAGAAAGAGCCTTGGGCGGTAGAGTGGAAGGTGATGGTAGACGATTGGGGTAAGTATGGCCCTAAATGGATTTACCAACAAAAACCTAAATTTAGCAAAAAGAAGAAAGGAGGAAG